TTTTGGAGATCACCACCGAATCCACATCCTACATCCAAAATACTGTCGCCTTCGCGGGTAGCCGATTGGATGAGGAGACGCTTAGACTCGTTATGGTACTTACGTATCTCCTCCATTTATTTATAATGGTTTTTCTTTTTTAAATAGAGTTAAATAATTACAAACCCGATATCATTAGGTTTAATTTCTTCGTTAATTTTCCAGTTCCATAGGTAATAGTGGTTATGACCTGTACCTTCCATGAACTTATGTTCGCGAAGTTCATCTTCATCTACTCCAACATTTACACAATTATATACATCGAAACCACGGTTACGCGCCATTATTATAGCATCTTTTAAACAGTGTCCTACATTATAAAAATTATATGCCTGTTTTATCGTTTCACCACTCGGTTTATGTACATAATCCAAACTATAAAATGTGGCGAATTGATCTTTTTCATCGCTCAGGTATGTATATACGGTATCTTTACGTGGTAAAATCCAATGTTTGACATACGATTCGTCTATGTCGAGTGAAAGCTTAAACCGTCTCAAATGGGCTTGTAACATTTTCGTAACGCGTGGTATATCATCTTTAGTCATTTCCCTAAACTGAGAGGTACCTAAAATACGGTACGCCTGTTCTCTCGCATTAGAAAACCCTACCCGGTTTAACTTTTTGACATTTATGAGTCTATGCCAATACTTGACTTTAGCAATGGGTGTGGGTATTCGTTTAACTATGGTAGATATACCGGACCATATATTGTTTAGATTCATACGCCTAACCTGTTCGGAAATAATAGTAGGTGTAAATTTTACATCTCTTATATTTTTTGATACACATAAAAAGTTTGCTTGTAACATTTTAATATTTTTTTCATTTATACGAACGTTTACATGTATTCCTGAATTGTAAACGACAATTTCTTTTGTATCCGATTTACGTATAGCTATATTACACTCTTCTAAGTACCCCGGTGGTTGTGTTGCCCACATTATAAGTTCTTTAGAATAACGAAACTCAAAAAAATCGTCTTGTATATAATTCTCTTTTAGAAATTCGTAGAGTTCATCGACAGTACACGAACTCCATTCGTATCCTTCAGGTAATGGGTTTTTTTCATACCTAAGTTCTCTCGATGGATTTATTTCACCATCATTTTTAAAAACAACTTTATCTTGAGGAACAGGTTGTTTATTCCAGAATTCGTGCATTATATTACATAGAATATACTTAAAGTTTTTAAGCTTTGTTAGTATATAAAACAATGTCAACTCTTGAACAAGATTACACGACCGTTCCCGGTCAATTATACGCGTGTCTTTCCGTCGTAGGCCCAGAAGCACCTCAAAAGAACGATAAGTTCGGGATTAAGATCAGAGGTGCATTTAATTCCAGGGATGAAGCCGCATCGCATGCGAAACGACTTCAAAAAGAGGATGGGACGTTTGATATTTACGTTGTTGATATGTATAAATGGTTGTTAATCCCACCCGACCCATCTAAAATCGAAGACGCACACTACTCGAATGAAAAACTCGAGGAACTCATGTCTGGCTATAGAGAAAATCAAGCTCAAGCTGCACAAATGTTTGCTGAACGTAAACGTGATATGGTTGAGAGTGCATCCACGTTTATGAAACCAGGTGATGAAAACTCCAAGTATTATACGAAACCTGATGAACCACCAATCAGTCACCCAGCTGAAGTTCTTGAACGTCTTCAAAAGGAAAAACCGGATACACCAATGGAAGAACTTGTTAAGGAAGCGGATGCCACTGTTGCTAAGGAAATTGAAGAAAGAAAGGAAAAACGTGAAGCTGAGGCGAAGGCGGATCTCGAAAAAGAGGCGTCTGAGAAGGGGTTCAATTCAGTTGAAGCAATGCAGAAGTTTGAAAAGGAGAAGTCTGAATCTTCCACAGAAGCCCAGGATACTAAAGGTGAAGGCGAAGTCGAGGAAGGTGAAGAGGTGGAATCTAAATAAATTTGTTATATAAATGTAAGAATGTTGAGTATTATACTAAATATAATCACCATAATTATTGTATTAGCTATGATTGTTTTATTTTTACGATTGTATGAAGATCGAAAAAGTAAAACGGGTACTGAAAATGTGAGTGCATCTGATGTTGCACAAGATATACTGAAAGACCCACTTGTTGTGAGTCGCGCGTATTTTACCGAACCAAAACTTGGATCTATTGGTGATTTTGAAGGACAACAAACGTCTTCACAATATTTGTGGGTTAGAGGCAAACCTATCCAGGTCTAAGAATAACTGGTTGCATAGTTTTTCCCATAAAAAAACCCAAAATAAAGGATACAAATATAATAATGTACGCCGTTTTATCGAGATTTGAAAATATATCTTCTTTGTGAAGGGGTTGTTGTTGGTGTGGTTCATAGTAGTGTTGAGGAGGCGGAAAATAATATTGTTCGTTATTTTCCGGTTCTTGATCTGTATGATCATCCATCTCTTTATTTGTAAAATCGTCTGGATTGTATTCTATCGGAGTTCCAACCTCGGCTTCCATTTATAAAAGATGTGTCTATTTTTTTAAGCTTATTATTCCTCATCCTCTTCTTCCTCTTCTTCATCAACGACAAACCCTTTTAAATTACCATTTTCATCCACATCACTATCATCATCTTCAAAATCATCCTCATCATCTGTCTGAAGAAGATCAATATCACTTTCTATTTCCGATTCGGTTTCAGTTTCATAATCATCGTCAGAAAAATCATCTTCTGGGAGATCTTCGAGTGGATCTAAACGTTCTGGAACCTTTGAGACTCTCCCTGAACGTGTACGCGTAGGAACGACTATTTTTACCATTTATACATTAAACTGCGTTTATTCTTTTAACTACATTACGCAAGCGTATTTACAATTTTATCCGTGAGATTATGTGCGCGACACTTACATTTACACACCTGTTGTATATGACTTTTAAGTATACTGAATGAAATCGTTTCTTTACACGTGTCACACATTTCCTTTGTGGTTACAGTATATTTCTTAACACCTTCACGTTTGAGTGATTCTATGACGAACGTTTCTTTTTTAACGATATACTTTTTTATGAATTTTTCGAGTAAGTTCTGCTCTGGTTCTACAACAACTTTCTTTTTCGGTGTATACGTTTCAACTTTACCATCTTCGTAAAGAATATCCGTTATTTTTTTAGAGAGTTGATGTCGTCTTCCCGAAAAATCTTTACAAAACCCATACTGTCTTAGTACGTTAGTAGTTGAAAAACACTTTTGGGCTATAGTATCACCTATTATATGAAACCATACGTGATTGGAATTATGATTACACCTTTTATTTTCACAATATTTAGAATTTGTTGAGACGAGAAACTGTTTGTTATATTTAAACATTTTAGTGATTGATGCGGTAGTTTGTCCTTCTACATTTTTACGAACAAATGCTTCGACGAGTAAAAGAGCCTCTTGGTCCTTGAACTCATTTTTAGTTTGTAATGTTGTAAATGTAGCTTCTTCGCGAGTTCCTTCTATGATAACTGGTTCCATACCTTGTGTACGTAACGTTGCCATGTGTAATATATCGACGGATGGTTTTTGTTCAGTCTTTTCCAACGTGGATGAAGGACCATGTTTGTATATAAATATGGGTAAATATTCACTTTGTGTTTCTTTACCGGTGTTATTACATAACTCACACCCCTGACCGGCACACGCTTCGTGTTTTCCCTTTTTATGTGACCACGGCATACGGAACCCACTTCCTTTCGTATTACGTGAATTATTACCATATACTGAAATATCAACAATATCTTTCCAATCACGTGATCCATATGCTAAGTTTAACGTATTTATAACATGATCTCTAATACCCAATGCAGATGATCTATTTACAACAAACCCTGGCCAGTTTATATGTATACCCGTTTTTATGAGTGTGTCTATGGGTTTAGGTTGGGCGACAGATATCAAAGCGTCTTTACCACCAAACTTTGAGACTTTGTCACATATGACTTTACATACGCTCTTAACCTGTTCAAATGACATTTCTTCATCATCTTTATAATCAAGATCCATGAAAAAATTGTAATTTTCTGTTTTCTGTTCAACGACGAAAATCTTTTCACCGGAGTTATATACTTCTACACATTTTTCGTAAAAGTCATTCAATTTATCAAATGGCACGGAGAGGACGCCACCGTCCATGAGCACATGTGATAAATCGGAGTTATTAGCAAAACCCTGGTCTTTACACCAACGTTTAAACATACTTACCTATTAATCTATTTATCTTTTTATACTGTTTATTCATCTTCATACTCGTGACGCCAAATGGAGCGTCTATACGAGACTTCCGGATAATTTTCTTCTTCTGATAAACTTTTCTTTAAAACGAGGAGTTCATAGACTTTATCCTCTTTATGTAATTCAACGTACCTTTCCGCTCTTTCTAATGTATATGCATGCCTTTCAATGAGAAGCTCTTGTATCTGAGATAAAATGTAGTTCTTAGACTTCATTATTTAATAGAGAAGGTTTTTCTATCGAGAGAAGTTACACACGCGTAAAATTCTGGGTTGTTAAGTACATTCTTAACAATACGATCCCATTGTTTTTTAGTACTGAACTCTGAGAGTGTTTCAAAATTCATGAAATCATTTTCATCATGTGTTCTCTTGATGGGCTGTTTCTGAATCTTACGAAGATTCATTTTCTGTTTTTCATCGTTAAACTTTCTTATAAGTTCAGCCTGTTCCTGTATGGTATAGTTTACGAAAAACACGTAAACGTTATATTCAAGTTCCACTCCTGGACTTTCCGTTACTACAAACTTAAATTCTGTATATTCACCTTTTTTCAAACAAACAACTCCTCTGGTTTCTTCTTCAAGTTCTCTCAAAGCACATCTAATGGGATTTGGAATTTCCCTTCGCCTACACCCTCCGGTGACGAAAATCCAATCTTTGAATCTTCGATCCCGGACAGTGAGAAATCGTGGTTTATCACCTATAAAAGTGACGGGGACTGCAATTGCTTTATATTTTTTCATTGCTTATTTGCAAGTTATAATTGAATAAGATGATTATTCTGAAGATTCTTCTTCATCATCATCAACTTGGGTGTCTAAAACATCCTCTTTTTTGGTCTCAATTTCAGATACCGTTTTTGGTTGCGGTGGTCTGGATAAATGAGTCATGAGATTTCCATAAAATCCCTTGACATTATCCATTTCCGTTTTCGTTTTGTTAAGTTCTCTGTACATGTACACTGTGGCTACAATACACATGAGCACGGCAACTATAGTCGCAGTATCGCGATCGAATGTAAACATTATATATAAAAATACGAGCTAAATTTTTAAGTTCTTATAATCGCACCCATGTGCGTTTTCTGCTGTTGTGGACACGAATATCCCATTTTTGCAAACTGAATTTCCTGGTAATGACCTTCTTTACACTCTGCATTTTGTGGAGGTGGTTTCTGTTCCTTTACTAAATGATCTAAAGTACCGGATTTTGGGTCATACGTTAAAACAAAGACAAATCCTATGAGAAAAATTAATTGCCAAAGCATTTATAATAAGTGGCTAAATTAAATTAGTTGGAATACATCAAACCACCCATACCATTTTCGATACGGAGGATGTTGTAGTTAACACCGTAGACGTCTTTAGCCCACGTCGTATCGTCAGAAACGAGTCTCGCGGAATCGAGTCTACTAAAGTTGAGAGAACCAGTTGGTTGGAGCTTGGCCGTGTCGATGCAGAATGGTTGCAAGAACGTTGTAGTCGCAGTTGTATCTGCGGCTTGTGTGTGGTAGTAGACTGGTGTCGATGTAAAGTGTGGTCTTGCCGCCTTAGAGTCGGTGACATCTGTACCGTTAATTTGGAGTTTGACCTTAGCGGTGGTCATTTCATTAACAGCGACCAAGTATTTTACTGGGTGATTAAAGTTGATTTCTTGAGTCTTGGCGGCGGATGCAACAGACTTTTGTGTTTGCGTAATAAGCATATTTTGTGGTTGAGACGATAAGACCGTTCGTTCGTCTGTATCGAGGTGGTAGAATTGGGCATATACTTCCGCATCAGTTGGACACGACGAACCCCATGTGATTCTTAATTCCACATCGTGGTATTGGAGAGCAATCAATGGGATCGCGGACTGAGCATTTTCACAGAACGAAAATTTAAGTGGGTAAAAGTATTGATTATTAAACTTGTATTTAGAGTATGTTTGACTCATAGTAACTGGTGCGAGCGTTCTAATAAACTCGTCAGTTTGATCGTCAATGACCTGACCACCGACTAAAAGTTCAACCTTAGAAACTTTATTGACCCAGTTGGTAATATTCACAGCTCTATTCGAGATGTAGACATACCCGAGCATATCACCTTTGCGCTCGAATCTAACAGTGGACATACCATCATTAGTTGGGTTGCCCTGGATAACTTGTCTTTCGACAGTTTGGGCGAAATTTGTGTGGCGTTTATAGTTGGACCTGAAAAATGAAACTTCAGGTTGGCCGACGAGATGCGCATCTTGGGCACCTACGGCAACGAGTTGAGCAATACCTCCAGACATGTTTTATATTATAGTAAGGTTTTATTTTTTTAAACTTATGAAAATGCAATAGTGTTCATATAAACATTTCCTGCGATATTTGATAAAGTCATGAGACCATGTTTATCTTGATCGATGGTTACATCTTCTGTTAGAACAGTAAAGTTTACATTTGTAAGATCTTTGGAAACTGCTCGGTCTCCCCCACTTGCAAGAATGGATACAACAACTTGAGCTCCATCTATTAAATTATCGAGATTGAGTTTATCTATATCACCTGTAGCAACTACAAGTGGTGCTGTACCATATGTCCTGTTTTCTGCATTTATTGTTATAGTATCTGTACTGAATGATCCTGTTATTCCTGGATCTGTAAGTTTTATACTGGCTGAAATTACATTACCTGCATTCACATTTGCATTCACGGTAACAAACGATGGTTGATCCTCTGCTCCGACACCAAGAGCAGATGCCGCTGCTGATGCAGTTGTTTGACCCGTCCCACCTTTTCCAATTGGTACCGTTCCCGTTCGTACTTCTGAACCTTCAATCGTTACAACACCTGCACTCGAACGAGCTAAGGTTGTATCCGAAGCGTGTCCCAATTCTATAGTTGTTGTGACTACATTACCTGCATTAACATTTGCATTTACAGTAACAAATGATGGTTGATCTTCTGCACCAACACCAAGTGCCGAAGCTGCCGCTGATGCAGTTGTTTGACCCGTCCCACCTTTTCCAATTGGTACCGTTCCCGTTCGTATTTCTACACCTTCAATCGTTACAACACCTGCACTCGAACGGGCTAAGGTTGTATCCGAAGCGTGTCCCAATTCTATAGTTGTTGTGACTACATTACCTGCATCAACATTTGCATTTACAGTAACAAATGAAGGTTGATCTTCCGCTCCAAGACCAAGGGCCGAAGCCGCCGCGGAAGCAGTATCTGCTCCAGTACCACCTCTTCCAATAGCGAGTGTTCCCGAACCCGCGTTATCCATATTTAATGCAGTTATAGCAGAACCAGCTCCTTTCAAGGTCCCACCGTGTATGAGACCAGTTGAAGTAACATTACCCGATAGAACGTTACCCCAAACATTCGCTGTAATATAACCATCACTTGTTGCCATCGTCGGAACTATATGTGCACCATCTGGATCACTTAGTGTAAACGCAATTGTATATTCTTTTTCATCCCCTCTGAAACCTGCTGCAACATTTGCAGTTGGTCTTGTCATGATTATACCCATATCTATTGTGTCTATGGCATTCGCATTACCTATTTCAATTATTGGATCGGAAACACTGTGTATATTGGAGTGTTGAAATGTTGTAGAACCCTGAACATGTAAATTACCAGTAACAACAAGGTTTGATGCTAAAGATGTAACATAAGTTACGTCATTATAGGATAGTTTACTATCGCGAAGTTGTTTTGTTGAATGTACGTATGGTAGTATACCAGTTGTAAGTGATGTACTCGCTACATTATGCGCAATAACATTTGAAATTACGGTAACAAACGAAGGTTGATCTTCCGCTCCAAGACCAAGGGCCGAAGCAGCTGCCGAAGCAGTATCTGCTCCAGTACCACCTCTTGCAATAGCGAGTGTTCCGATACTAACATTACTCGCGTTTAATTGATTAATACCTCTACCGTCACCGGATACAATATTGCTCGCATTAACATTTGCACTCACGGTAACAAATGATGGAGAATCTTCCGCTCCAAGACCAAGGGCTGAAGCCGCCGCCGAAGCAGTATCTGCTCCAGTACCACCTCTTCCAATAGCGAGTGTCCCAATACTAACATTACTCGCGTTTAATTGATTAATACCACGACCATCTGCAGATACAATATTACTTGCATTAACATTTGAACTCACGGTAACAAATGAAGGTTGATCTTCCACTCCAAGACCAAGTGCCGAAGCTGCTGCCGAAGCAGATGTTGCACCAGTACCACCCTTTGCAATTGCAACTGTACCTGTTCGTATTTCTTCACCTTCAATCGTTACAACACCTGCACTCGAACGGGCCAATGTTGTATCCGAAGCGTGTCCTAATTCAATACCTGTAAACTGGGGTGAATCTTCTGTACCAACACCAAGAGCAGATGCCGCTGCTGAGGCAGTTGTTTGACCCGTCCCACCTTTTGATATTGGGAGTGTTCCAGTATGGATTACATTTGACAATAACCCTGCATCCCCCTTATAAAATGCGGCGGTTACGTTACCGGACGTTGTTATAGCACTTTCCGTCGCCGATGGATTGTGAATGAATGTATGTGTTCCCACAGATACGAGTTTCGTTATGGTTTGATTATTACTTACTGCTATATGATCACTGGTCTCAATTGACGACGTTTTTATTTTACCCGAAACCTGAATTTTGTTCGTTGCACTACCACTAATTGTAACAGCCGTACCACCAAAAAATCGATTAGCGCGTACATTACCTTCAACTTTTATGGCTTCTGCGCCCGTATTTGACATGAAAATCTTATCACCGACCGATAACATGTGTGTAGGTGCAGTATTCGAAATACCAACGTTTGAAAGATGACCGGTTGTAAACGCAGTTGTTATATTCGCAAAATGTGGTATACTATTTGAAACAACATTACCCTGTTTCCCCGCGGAATCTAACGTGACACCACCTAAAAGGGATGTTGCAACGCCTGTATCAACAACTTCTTTTGTCGTTGAGCTATATCCAATAAAAGTAGCACCCGCTAATTCTGCTTCACGTAGAGGTGACATGTACATTGAGCCTGCAGTACTTGCATTTATAGCAGTATCCGAAGCATTGAACACGATCGTGTTTTCAGCCTGGTCATCCGTAGCATGTTTACCAAACCGGATTTTGGTAGACCGCTCGATGGTCGGTATGTTTTTAACCATTTTAATATAAGTATGTATTTTAATTTGCGTAAATAAGACCAGCCATACCATTTTCAATACGAAGTATGTTATAGTTCACCGCGTATATAGGATCACTAATAACTGTGGTTTGACTGACTATCTTTGCAGAATCTAATCGACTAAAATTGAGTGTTCCTGTCGGCTGGAGTGAACTCGTCGATAAACAAAAACAATATAAGAAGAAATCAGGGGACGTAACAAAGTTCGTGTGGTAATAATTCATAACGTCTATGAAGTGTGGTTTTGCCCACTTAAAATTACCTATATCTAAACCGTTTATTTCAATTTTGATTTTATTAGTGGTTGATGTTAATGCTCCTTCGGTGGTTGTATCGGAAGATGCGAGATACTTGACTGGGTGATTAAACGTGAGTTCTTGTGAAAGTTCATTCGATGGAATACTCTTTTGAACCTGTGTAATAATTAAATTATGGTTACGCGATACAAGGTTACCACGTTCTTCGTTATCGAGGTAATAATAGTTTGAGTAACACTCAAAATTATAGTTTCCCGCATCTGTACCCCAATGTATACGTAATTCAACGTTATGGTAGTGTAACGCGACTATAGGTAAAGCACACTGTGCACCTTCACAAAAGAAGAACCTGAATGGGTAAAAGTAAGAACGAGCACTTATACCTGGGTGTGTACCATTTGCACTCTTCGAAACGTTTGTTGCAAACGTATCGATCGCTATTTTTTCTGTGAAAACGGCATCTTGTGTGTCAATAACTTGACCACCAATGAGAAGTTCAACTTTATCTATAAGTGTATCCCACCTTTGAATATCAAGTGCCTGTGTATTATTATCGATTGTTAGATACGTGTACCCTAACATATCACCTGTTCGATCAAAACGAATAGATGACATAGAATTCGCTTTCACACCCCCCTGAATAGTCTGTTTTTCAACGGCTTGTGAAAAGTTAGAATGTCGTTTAAACGTTGACGTAAAAAAAGATATTTCTGGCTCGCCCATAATGTGTTCGTCTTGAGCACCAATTGCTATGAGTTGAACAATACCAGATGACATTTATAATAAGAAAAGGTTAAAAATATAAGTACACGACGCCCTGAAATAATTAATAAGTTAAATTTCTTTTCTTGCACATGAATCTAAAAACAAAAACGACGTCTGTGACTGCGGCTGTAGTGCCATTTTGTTTATCTAAATTAAAAGTTAATCTATCAAGTTTACGAATTGGATTGTAATATTGTTGGATAATTGGGTATTCGTTTCTGAAGAATACCGTTTTTTGGGTACCTACTTTGTCTCCAGTATCTGCTGCATCTGGGCCGTGCATTACATGTTCACAAAGAATGGTACCGAAAATACCATTAAGATGGTTATCGGCGTCATCGAGATCATCTTTCCCGCGCTGTGAAAAATAACTTTTAAGTTCCTCTATACCGATGTGGATACACCTTTGAGCATCTCCATTTGAGTTAATAGATGCGGCAATTAATTGTGCTTGAACGACATTTTCGAGTGGTGTTGGTAAATGAAGTGTAAAATCGGTCTTACTTGTTGAGTCTAAATTATCGAGAACGACTGTATGGTGTTCGTATTCAAAATCAGGTAAAGTGGATTGACTCGTCACTAAAGCCATTTATATATACTGGAGATTTTACTTCATCTTATAACTCGCTTGTTCGCGAACAAGTTTTTGACCGTCACATACACCACCTTTACTGTCGGAGTAGTAGGCACTACTCAAACATTCTTCGGTCGATGGAACATCGAAGAGCGAACCAGTATTGACGGTTTCGATTTCGACATCTTTGCCCTGGTACCCACTGGTTCGGAACATTGTGAGAACACACAATACTGCGATGATAATGACGATAGCTTTGATCGTGTTTTTGTTGGTAGCGTTAAGTTTCATTTATATTGAAACAACATTTTTTATAAAGTGCGTTAAAGAGATTAGAATAGTTTCAACATAAAGAGTAATGGACGGTGAAATTATTCTTGATCGTAAAAATACAAATGTCATGAAACTTGATGACGGTGAACAGGCCCTGATGAACGAAATTGAGATTGATATTCCCCGACCCCGACCTCAGCCTGTGAAAAAACAAATCTCACAAATGAAAACCCAATTTGTACCACCACAACCACAGGTTTTCCAGGAAGATATTGACTCGTTTGCGAATCCAAATAAACAAACACAACCATCCATACCTCCACAAGAAGCACCCGTTGATTATCACGAATACGACGACGAACCCGATATGGACTATGGGGGTGGAGGAGGTGGATACATGATGGAAGAAGAGGAAGAAAAACCATCACCAGGGTTTAAGACGGTCGACGAAGAGAAAGCGGATCTCGTGAACAAACTTGGACGTTTGGAAAAAAAAGGGTTTACTGTCAACAAGCGTTTGAATGCCTATTCCCCCGTAGATGAACTTAGAAATGAAGTAAAACGAATTACATATAGCATAGATGTAGATAAATCTATTAAGTTTTCAAGACGTATGCTTATTGCGTGTACGACAGGCCTTGAGTTTATGAATAAGAAGTATAACCCATTTGAAATTCAACTCGATGGATGGTCTGAAAACGTCATGGAAAACGTCGACGATTACGATGAAGTCTTCGAAGAATTATACGTGAAGTATAGATCTAAAATGCACGTCGCCCCAGAAGTCAAACTTATTATGATGCTTGGGGGATCGGCGATGATGTTCCATTTGACGAATAGTATGTTCAAATCGGTCATGCCAAATATGAACGATGTGATTAAACAGAATCCGGGACTTGTTCAGAATATGATGTCCGCGGTCCAAAATACAGTACCAAAATCACAACAAGATTCCGAACCTTCGAGTACAGGTAAACACGAAATGCAAGGTCCTGGGTTCGATATTTCGAGTCTTATGGGTAACATTATGATGCCACCAACACCACCAATGAACACAACAAGTATTCCAGCTCAGGAACCAGTTATTGTAGACGATGACGAAGATGATGATGATATTTCTGATATTGCCGAGGCACCAACACCAGGTGATGTTGAAGGAGGTGAAGGTGAATTGCGTGAAGTTAAAGTTACTCAGACCAAGGCTAAACGGGGGCGAAAGAAAAAATCAGTCGAAATTAATTTATAATTTATAGTATAAATGATAGGTTACTGTCCATTAGACGAAGATCCTATTGAAAGACCGAGACCTTCACGAGAAGTATCAGTCCCAGTCCAGGAGAAACCTAAAATTTCTACTGGTAGAGGAGAAGATACGGAGTGTAATTATGTTGTTTTGTTCTTTATTGCGGGTGTTATCGCCTTAGCAATCATGGACACACTCCCATCACGAAAGTAAATAAACTTTCTACCATTTTGACATTTTCCAGAATGGTAAAAAAATTAGTTGTTTTCGAGCGCTGTAACACGCGCTAATAGATCAGCGACTTTCGTCTTTTCGGCCTGTAATTGTCTATCTACTTCCTGTAAAGCCGCAGTTGAAACTGCCCATATAACATCTTTATTTAAATTGTTAAAGTCCTGAATATGTTCACCGTGTATATATGCACCAGTAACGTTAGTAAACTTATCACTATTTTGTATTGTTATAACATTACTTCCCGAAAACGAGAGTACTGGTAGGGTGAGGTATTGATCGTTATCAGTCGTAATATTTATGTTTGACGTATTCGATAAAGTTAAACCTTCAACCGTGTTATCTAAACGAAGTTCGAGTACGTTACTATCACTCGTAACACTTACGTTTGAGTTCGTAAGTATATTTGGAATATCACCTTGACATACCGTAACCGCGCACGGTAAAACGTTTGCGACTTCCTGGGCAATGAAACCGTACACGTTACTCGTTCCTCTCTGTTTTTCATCTATATAATTGTATATTTTGGGTTCGAGAAGACGGATTTTGTCGAGTGCAGAACTA